CATAAGTATATCGCTGACATTTGTTCTGAAATCATTTGTCTGCTCGCTGTCCGGCCACCTTCGTGGACCGATGAACAATTAGAGCAGTACAAAGAAGATGTCCGTTTGTGTTTTGCCCAGGTGTTCGATAAGTCCGTGTACCGAACATCTGACGGCACCATATTTGAAATGGTGTCGGATGGCATTATGAAAAGCGGGTGGTTTGGAACCATTGCCGTCAACTCAACAGCCCAGCTAGTGGTTGATACTCTAGCCCTCATCCGATTGGGATACGCCGATGAAGATATCATCGAAATGCCGATTGTCGCAGGGGGTGACGATGTCAACCAAGAGCTCAAGGACGTTGACCTCGAAGCGTATACTAAAGCTTGCAAAGTTTTGGGAGTGGATACTGATATCCATGACCGTGATAACTTGGAGGCTTCGGAATATTTCAGCAACGACATCCGACTCGGTAAGGATGGCTTTGAGTTTCACCCTAAAAGGTGGACTAAACACATTGAGCACATTAAGACTGTCAAGACTGAAGACTTGGCAGCAGCTCTGTGTTCGCATATGGAGAATTATCGACATAATGCGACAAAGTTTCGTTTGCTTGAGAATATGTACCACGAAATGCGGACTATTCATCCCGGTTTATTTCCAGTTGCGTCGTTGAAGAGTCGTGATTATCTGCTCGCGAAGCAGTACGGCTACGAGCACGCATTGGAATAAGTCGTTAGATACGACCGACTAAGTCTTTAAACTGGCACCCTGTGCCCGGCAGGGTTCTGTGGTAGGTGGAGGAGAAAAATTAAACAAATCAAATAAAACCACACCTATCATGGAGCAGTTTTCAGGAAACTACACCGGACCTTACTGGTCAGACGGGAAATTTCAAACCAGCGTTGAGTTTGGCGAATCTGACCCGAAATCAGAGCTCGACGCGCTATCTCGTTTGCACGACTCAGCATATACTAAATTTCAAGACCGTGGACATAGGGAAGCCGCTGACATGATGTACGAAGAACAAGCTAAGAAGCTTGTTGGACGTTTTCCATCGTTGGCTGGCGACCTTGTCCTTTATGGTAACTACGCTGCTAGGCAAGCAGCCCGAGGAATCGGACTCGCCAAGTATGGGTTACCAGGGTTATTGTATTTCGGCGTTGATAATGCTATTAAGGCAAACAAGATGATAAACGGAACATACTTATCGAAGGAGAAGAAGGACGTAGCTGACTACTATCTCACAG